TTGACCGTTATGCGAACAAATGTTGCCACGTGAAGGCTTATCTAAACGAAACGTGCCGAACCGTTTAGAAATGCCTACCCTTATGTCGGAATAACGTCAGGCGTTATTTCGGGTTAGTCCTGAGCCGTGACGGTCACCGCACACGCCAGCCACGGCGCAATCGCCCGGATGACCTCCTCCTGCTCCTCATCCGACCAGCGCGCCTGCAGATGCGTCAGCCCGACGATGTGATGCAGCAGCTCGTGGATGATGACCTCACGCTCGCGTGAATAGTCAAGGTCCGACCTAACGTAAATCAGACCTTTCGTGAGATTCGACTCGCCGGACAGTCCCGCCTCAGCAAGCCGCAGGTCAGTCGCCTCATCACGGATGACCTGCACCGAATACGGGCCGAGGGTCAGTTCCACCCCTCATCACCGTCCATCCACCATGCCTCGCGGCACGCAGAACCGCAGAACTCTCCCATACACGGGCTGAAGCAGAACAGGCACTCAGAGGATTGCGAGGTCATTCCAGCCGTCCTTGTCGCACACGAACGTGAGTGTGCCACAGGCCGTCGTCGGCCCACCCATCTCCTCAAACCACCGCGATCCGCCATCGTTTGACGGGCAGCCGAAGATGGTCCGAGGGCCATCCTGAAGGACTTGCAGATGGTGATAGTGTCCGAAGACGAGTACGGCAGCGTCGCCGACAGGGTGCATCGCCGCCATCTTCCCCTTCCACCATGTTCGCAGCTTCGCAATAGGGATGCCGGACCCGCGAGCCTGATGACCGTGAGCGAACGCCACCGTCGTCCCACACACGTCAAGGGTGATGGTCATGTCCCCATCAGGAATGACCCAAGAGATTCCGTCGAACCCGGCAGCGTTCAGAACCTCCTGAGCCTGCTCAAACGTCGCAAGATCGTCGTTGTCCTCAAACGTCGTGAACGACTTGCCGTTCTTACGGTTCTCGCCGTGGTTGCCAGGAACAGCGCCGACAACAATCGTCACCGGCAACTTGCTCCACTCCGTCAGCATCTCAACCAGCATCCTGCGGACCAGTTTGACCTGCTGACGGCGGTCCAACTCGACCGAATACGTCTGCTGCGCGTAGTGATCCCCGCACCCCTCAACCATGTCACCCATACCGATGACATACAGGTGCGACACGGACTTGCCCGCCTTCGCGAGTTCTCGTATCCGCTTGGACACGGCATCTTTCAGCGCCAGCAGCCGCTCTACCAGCGCCTCAACCCCACCGTGGTCCGCCTTCCCGACCTGCCAGTCGGCGAGGGCCACGACGAGGGCGCGTTCCTGCAGCGGATTAGCAGGCGGCTTTCCCGGCTTCCGCTTCTTGACCTCGCGGATGAGCGCTTCAATGTCGGGAACGTCGGTTGCGTTTCCGACGGGAACGACGGTGGCCCTGTAGTAGTACATGCGCCGGTCGCCGGAGTCCCACGTTCGAACCTGCACCGGCTGAGACTCGTCCACCGTCCACGCATCAGGGTCCAACCCCAACTCGCGGATGATCGCAGACCACTCGGTAGGCGGCGTGTCCCCGGCCTGGACAGTCAGCGTCCCCTTCGCGGTGTCCACCCCCGGCTCCCACCCCTTCGGATGGGACCGGCGCGGAACGCTCGCGTCCTCGATGTCGCGCTGGACCTTCAGGAACTCGTCAGCGGACATTGCGTACCCCCTCAACCTTCGGCGTTGCAAGCGCGTCAACTTCTTCGTCGGTCAACTCGCCCATAAGGACCGGCAAGTCCACCCCTAGGATTTGCGAGACGCGAACGGCATCGTCAAGCCAAACCCGACGCTGACCGGAATCAAACTTTGTCTGATTCGACTTTGACCATCCGGCGTGCCTTGCAACCCACGCCGCACTTCGGCCCTGCGCCTTTCGCAGCCTTCGAGCGTTCTCAACAAACCTGCGCTCAGCCGACATGATTGCGCCTCCAATGCCCCACCATCGCCTGGTTCACATCAAAGCCCCACCGCCTCAGAACGATGGCGATAGTGCTGTGCTTGATGTCACGCGAAACGGCAGCCTCCATCAGAGACTCACGCTGATCGTCGGACAGTTGGGGCAGAACCCGCTCCCACCATCCGAGCATCCCTGGAGCTTTTCGCTCCGCCTGCTCCTGCACGAACTCGTCCACCCTTAGACCTTCCTGTAGAAGATGGTGCGGACGATACTGTGGACAACCTGTGTGTCAACTATCTGACGCGCATCCTTGACAGATAACGCCGCCAACCATCCCGAACATCAGGAATACCCCTAGGAGGCTCTGAGTTCGCGCCTGACAAGACTTGCCCCTCCTCCGCTACACAACCCCTAGAAGGCTCCTGCGCGCCGCTCAGACGCTCTACAGTCCACCAACGGTAAACAGCATCCCCAGGGCAGGTCGTAGACCCCACATCCCGATGCCCAACCGTACTCAGCTGCCCAAACCGACGCTCCGCCTCAGACAGCAGCCACAGCACCGACTTTTGCGCCGCCACCGGCATCGGCTTCGATCCGTCGCCGATGAACGCCACCCCGATGGACTCCGAGTTCTTCCCACGGGCGTGCGCGCCGGAGAACCCCCACCCGCGCCCCTCATACACCATCCCGTCAGGCGCGACAAGAAAGTTGTAGCCGATGTCCGCCCAGCCCCGCTCCGGCCCTTGGTGGAACGCCTGAATCTGCTGCACCGTCTTCTGCCCACGGTACGAACCCGTCGTGTGATGCAGGACGAACAGGTGGACCCGTGCAGGGTTCAGCGGGGTCGTAGAGCGGGCAGGAACAGCCCCCCACTCCGCACGAGAAACGATCCGCATCACTCGTCCTGGTACTTAGGCGCAACCGTCACACCAAGGCCGATGAGGAAGGAGGCGAGGCGGATGCCGCGCTCCTCCAGCAGCCGCATGACGGCGTAGTAGGCCGCTCCGATGATGGCGACAAGGGCCGTCTCGACAGAACGCTCGTCAATGTACGGGCCGATAGGAAGGCTAATCAGCCATCCCATGACCATAGGGACGATGGTCCGGCGGAGGGAAGTCAGAAGGTCCACGGTAGTTGCTCCATTTGTCGTCAAACGTCGCGGCGAAAACGTATCCCGACAGGATAAGGGACAGGAGGCTCACGCCGCCAACCACGAGCTGGGACGATACTTGCCGGTCGGACAGGTCGAGTGCGCCGATGAGGATCATTGCGGCGGCGAAGCCGACGGTGAAGTAGACGAGCCGCCGCCGATGCTTCCAGCGGTCCATCAGTCTTCCGTGATGTGTGCCAGCATCATCTCACGCAACTCGTTCAACTGGTCACGAACAAACCGCAGACTGAGTTCAAGCGCCGACAGACGGGCCTCAATGTCATCTTGGTCTTTCCACACCCTGCTCAACTCCTCACGGATAATCGCACGGACCGTCCGCGAAAACCCCTGCCATACCAGCCTGCCTGCCCCTGCGATAGCAAGCAGCGCTGCAGCCCACGCGCCCACCATCACGAGAGGGTCCATCAGGGGGCCTCGGGCCACACGATGCTGTCGGGGTCGTCCTGCGTCTGCGGAACGTCACGCAACTCCTGCCGGTACGCGGCCCACGCAGCAATCGTCGGAGCGTCCAAAGCGTTGTCCGGCATCTGCGACCAGTCCGACGCAGCAAGCAGACGGTCACGCTCCGCACGAACCTGACCCCACTTACGGTCCGACTCGACCTGCGGCCACGCCGCATCCAGCGTCTTCTTCGTCGGCGCGACACCATCGGAGTGCCACACGAGGCCGTCGTAGGTGTCGCCGGACAGCGACCACTCGGCGCCGGGATAAAGCGCGGTCAGGACTGCGGCGTAGTCGGTCATGCTGCCACCTCGATAAGCGTAATCGTCGAGGTCGAACCTGCCGTAACACTAGCCCGTGACCTGTTCACGGTCGTGCTAGATGCGGTCGTCCTGATTTGCAGTTTGTAGGTCGTCGCAGAGGTAGTAGCAGGGCTATCCAGAAACGAGATGATGACGGGAATAATGCCCTCTTCGTTAGGGAACATTCCCATGCTGATTGTCGCGTCGAGTGTTCCACCGGTCGACTGATTGAGATTGGTTTCGCCTCGCAGCAAGTTGACAAACATCCTCTGGTCGTTACGGCCACCGACAGACAGTTGGCAAACGACCAGCACCTTCGCTGTGTTGCTGGTAGGCGTGATAGAGGCCGTCATGTCGGGGATGTCCACAAACGACGTCGAAGTCGTAGTAAAGGCGTTTACCTTGCTAACGCTGACGACGTTCGACCCGATACCACCCAACGCCGAAACAAGGTCCGACGCATCCGCATCAATACCCGTAATCGTCCCATCACCCGCAAGCGACAGACTCATCACGGCACCTCAACATAAGGAAACCGCCCACGAATCTCCGCACGCTTCGCCAACCACACATCCTCAGAACCCTCACCCGCCTGCCAATAGAAAAACAGCGGGTCAGCCTCAGCCTTGTACGCCACAGCACGGTCAGCCTCAGCCTGCACATTCGCACGAATAGCCTGCACCGAAGGCCACGCCGCAACAAGGTCAGCCTCAGACGGCATCGGCGTGTCGTCATGCCACACGAGTCCGTCGTACTGGTCGCCGGAGAGTGACCATGATGCGCCGGGGTGAAGGTGCTGGAGGATTGCGGGAATGTCCATGTCAGTTGCTCCTTGCGTGCGTGAAGATTACCTGCCGAGTCATGCTGCCACCTCGATAGCCAAGAGAGACGAAGCGCCGCGGGCTTGCCGGTTCGAGTTCTCGTCCTGCTGGGAACGGTTGATGTAGAACGTCGTCGCATTTGTCGTGCCAGTCATGCCCTGCACGACGTAGGTGACGGGCGACGTCGTAGCGGGACTGTCGACGTACACCATTGAGAAGGCCGACAGATAGAAGCCGTCGCCTTGATTATTCAGTCCACCGAACACCGCTCGTGTGCGGTTGCCAGCGGCTGCTCCAACGTAGGCGGTCGAGTTACCACCTGAGAACCGGAAGTGACCCCATTGGGCAGCGGCGTTCGCACCGACAGTCAACTGGGCGACAAGGAGGATTTTGGACGACGCTGACGACGGAGTGATTGTTACCGACAGCCCGGTGATGTTCTTGTAAGAGTTGGCCGTGCTGGTGAACACGTCGGTCTTGACGGTCTGCACCACGTTCGTGCCAAGCCCCCCAGCGAACCCCTGCGGCAGCACCACCGAACCATCCGCACCCAACGTGATACCCACATCAGACGCAGACGGATGCTGAAGGTTAGTCGTCTTCACCGTACTCATACTGCCACCTCGATAGCATAAATCTTGGACGTGTTAGTTGCGCCCAAAATCCCCGCAGTATCGTTACCTCGCCTGAACCTCGCCTTGTAGGTGACGGGAGACGTTGTCGCTGGCTCCGCCAGACCGATAAGCGTCACGGGAGAGTGAATCTGAAAAGTCGGGTTTACGCGGAGTGTCTGGGAAGAGCCAACCCTCATCCCCTCTGCGCCTTGAAGAGCGACGTTTGAACCGTCAGTCAACTGCCAGTATGAGTCCGTGCTGTTCTGGTCTGTTCGCTGCGAGTAGACGGTCATCACGGACACAACAAGAATCTTGGATGTGTCAGACGTTGGCGTGATGGTCACCGAAACGCCGGTCACATCCACAAACGAAGCGGAAGTTGTCGTTTGATTTGTGGCATTAGTGGCAGAAACGATTTGCCGGATGCTGCTAGAAAATGTCGCAGGCAGCGTCAGCACGCCGTCAGGCGCAACCGCCGGAGCCTCCAACTCCACATACCCCGACGTAGACCCATACAAACGAATCCTCGACCCACTCATACGATTGTCCAAACTGACCCCGCAGGGACCGTCACCGTCGCAGCCGTACCAATCGAAATCGGCCCCGCCGTCATCGCATTAGCACCGGACGTGATGCTGTACGAAGCCGTCACCGCCGTCCCATTCTCATAGAAAACCTGATCCGTCCCCCCACCCTTCGCACCAGCAGAAAACGGAACCCAGCTCGACCCCGAATAGAACTCCAACGTGTCCGTATCCGCCAGGTAAGTGAACATCCCCTCCGAAACGACCGCCGTCCCAATCGCAGCATCACGCGCCGTAGAGTCCGCAAACACCATGACAGCCTGGTCCTGAAGATAGTTCTGAACCAGCGCAGCGGTAAGAACCTCACCGTCCGCAAATGTTCTGAAACCTGCGCCTGCCACGATTCCTCCTACCAGCCAAGAGTTCCTATGCCGAGTTTACTCGTTCCCAACACAAACACGGCCCCAAGCGGATCGCGCTCAAAGCGTACAGTCGTCCGCCAACCCGAAGAAATGTTGAACGAATGGCCGATAGCCCCGACCACCCCCTCATCGGTCACCGAAGCGACACCCGGCGGGCTGAAAATGACCTCAACAGGGTCGCCAAGTTCTAGCGCCAGCGTCGCCGTCGAAGCCTGACGCTGCTGCGACACCTGAACCTGAGCGACCGTCGGATACGGAGTGTCACGCCGGTTCAGCTCAAAATCGAGCCGCGCCTCCATAGCGTCATCCGTCGTCAGGAACAGTTCGCCCAAGTTCAGAGTCCGCACCCCATACCGCAGAATCCCCGTCGAAGACGAGCGGGACACGATAGTTCCGGCACGTTCCGCCTGAGCGACCGTCCGCAAATCCTCAGCAGAAGACAGGCGAGAAAGCACCTGATAGGCCACATCCCCCGTCCCATCATCAGCCATCACCAGCGGCGTAGTCGTCACCTCGTAATAACGGTCCCGATAGGTCAGCACCCCCTCACGAGACACGAAAAACGCGCCAGCCTCAGACAGCGACACCCGATTCAGATACTGAAGGACGTTCCCCTCTGCTGTCCCAGCCGCCATGTCCGAATACCCGGCAGAGATGTCCGTCGTCCCCGTCCACCATTCAGGATCGACCGCAAGGACCGATTCGACCCGCGCTCCCGACAGCTCCTCCGGCAGCGCCGTCCCCGCAGACGGAAACTCTGCCAGCGAGAACCGCTCCAGCCCGTCCACCGCACTAATGGACACGATGGCAACACCGGCAGGGTCATAGCCGAGCGAAATGTCGTCCACAATCCCTGCATACACCTGAATGTCGTCAGCCCAAATCTTCAGCGTCCGAGCAGGCTCCACACCGGGGTACAGCGGCGACGCGGTGTTCAGCGGGTCCAGCAGCCCGTCACGGTTCTGCAACACGACCTGCGCCACGCCCGCACGGACAGGCTCCAAAGCATCCGCACGGCCCCGAGACACCGACAGGGAGTCCACACGGTTCGACACGTCAACCAGCGACTCGCCAATACCAAGAAAGTTCACGCCCAGCACGCCGCTCGTCGGACTGCCCAGCGTGAACAGCACACCCTTCCCGTACTCGACCTTCACGGTCGTCACAGCGTTACCACCTGGCCCAGCGGACCGTTGTAACGGGTGTACCGGCGAATCGCCTGCACAACCGCATCAGGATCGGCAGACGTGACCGTAATGTTGATGTTCGTCACACCACCGCCGCCGGACATCGCCAGCTCGTTGTTCGGCGTAATCGACCCCGAAATGGTCGGCACGAACAGCTCAGGACCGGCCTCACCGACGATGTACGCCTGCCCCTGATGGACCGGACCACCGAACTGTCGGCCCGACACCGCGTCGATAATCCCACCGAGCGCCTGCCCGACCGCAGAATCCGCAATCTTTCGTCCGAACTCGACCACGGCAGCGATGGTCCGACTAATTATCGCAAGAAGATTTGCAAACAGGTCGATGGTTCCGCCGATGACCCCTCCAAGGACGACGAAAACACCCTTGAAGACGGTTCCGATAATCGGAGCTGCCGTGTCCCGAATCCAGTTGATGAGCGGCAGAACATTTCCGTACCACTCGTCAAACTTGTCCGCGTTTGCACTAATCCGGCTAGTCACAAACTCAAACGCAATTTGGATGCCTTCAAGAGCCGGACGCAGGACGTTCTTGATCGCAGGAATCACCTTGTCCACGATCAGTTCCGTCAGGAAGAAGAAGGCGGGCGCAAAGTGCTGATTCACGTAGTCCGCGATTGTCTCCACGACCGGCATCACGTCAGACATTAGAAACTTGCCGACATCTATCGCCGCAGGAATAAGGTATTCCCTGAACAGTTCGGTGATGAACTCAATCTTCGGTCGGAGGAACGTGTCAAACATGTTGCCCGCGAATGACAGCGCATCGGGAAGATGTTCTCCTAGAGCTCGAATGGTCGGACGGAGCGTCTGATACCAAAAGACCGCAAACTGGCTCCCAAGCCGGTCGACAATCTGCTGCACACGCTCAACGCCACCGAACGCCTCAAACATGCTCAGCAGTTCGGGAACCAGCTTTGACCCGATGGTGAGGAAAACGTCCCCGATAGACGACTGAACCAAGTCCATCTGCGCGGAAAAGGTCTGCAACTGCTTGTTAGCGACATCCTCGGCGGTACCACCGGCATCCTCAAGAGCAGCCTGGTAGTCCCGCATCTGCTCCGACGAACCAAGAACGAGTTTGATGTTGTCCGCCACAGACCGGGTCAGTCCGAGCGTGTCAAGCGTGACAGCCTTCTGCGCGTCAGACATCGGGCCGAGGACACGCTCAAACTCTTGCGTGACATCGGCCATGTTCCGCATGTTGCCTTCGGCGTCGAACACCCGCAGCCCAAGAGCGGCGAACTCGTCCGCGTTCGCAGCGCCAGCGCGAGCAATGTCTCGCAGCATGACCGACAGGCGCTCGCCAGCCTCAGCACCCTTCACACCCTTATCGGCGAACACGGCGAGGACCGCCACACCCTCCTCAATGGACTTATTCGCCACGGACAGGGCAGCACCGGCCTTGTTTGTCAGCGACTGTGAGAACTGCTCGACAGATGCGTTGGCGAGGGTGTTCGCCTTGACGAGCACGTCGGCGACCTGCGCCATGTTCTCCATGTTCGCCGCAGCATCATCCCGAATCGTCAGACCGAGGGCGGACTGCGCGTCCGTCAGAAGGTCAGTCGCCTGCGACAGATTGAACATGCCAGCCTGAGCGAACTGCGCCACCTGAGGCAGAGCTGCCACCGATGCTTGAGCGTCCAAACCGGCAGACGCAAGGAAGAAATACGCTTCAGCCGCTTCCTCGGCTGAGAACGTCGTTGTCTTCGCCACCTGACGAGCAGCCTGCGACATGTCCTGTTCCATCGCGGACGAGACGTTGCCCATGATGGCGGTGGACTTCGTCATCGCAGCGTCAAAGTCTGCGAACGCCTTGACCGACGCGACACCGATAGCGGTGGTGACCGATGCGGCGCTGGCAACCAGCTTCGCGCCGACAGCGGCGAAGCCGACCATCGCCCCGCCAGCGGAATCCAACGCCCGCTTCAGACCCTTGGACTCGCCGGTGACGACGACCTGAATGACGCTCTTACCTCTTGCCACAGGTCACTCCGTCACAGATGGCGTTTCTGAATGTCCTGAAGGTACCTGTAGAAAACGTCCTCAACCTCAGAACGGCGCTCGTCCAAAGCGTCATACAGGAACGGGTTAGGCGGGATCGGCCCGCCACGCCAGCCCTGCGACGGACTTGGACGTGTCGGCCAGCCGTAATGCACCGCACCCGCATACGGCACCAGTTTCTTCCCGATACGAACCACACCAGCACGGGCAGACGCGCCCGACCGGAGCGTCCCCTTTAGGTCACCACCGGAACCGCTACGCCTACCAGGCCAGTACGGCTTGTTAGAAACCACCGAACTGCTGCCGGATCGCACCGGAACCTTCGGCCTCGCCGCCGCCTCGACAATCTCAGCAGACTTACGGTGGGCAATCTTCAGGTCGTCAACCGCATCCTTGCCGATGGCGCGGAGAGCCTTCTCCAGCTTCCGCTGGTTGTAGACATCCACCTTCATCGACTTGTCAGCCACGACCCGCCTTCTTCTTCTTGTTCCGCTCGTTCAAGACCGCGACGATGGCCTTGAACATGTAAGCGTCTTCAAGAAGGTACCGGGGCGCGATACCTGTCTCGACAGCGACTTGGGCTACGAGCCAGGTCGCTGACTGCCGGACAAAGGGCGGTCTGTTCCCTCCACCATCTGTACGTCGATCAGGTTGTCAAGCCACGACTCAAAGGTTCCATTGGAGCCGGACGCCTTCCAAGCGAGCCAATAGATGTGCTCCACCTTCGACTCTTGGAACGCACGCCCAATGCCCGTTTGGAACTGCCGCTCAAATTCCACGGACACCTTCGGGGTGACTGGAACTTCAGTCTCGCCGTCCTTCGTGACGACGCGCAGGTTGAGGCCGAACATTCAGTCTCCTATCAGGAAGTCGCTCGCGTAACAGCACCGGAAATCGGCCAAGTAATCGACGCGGTCGCCAGCTCACCGATAGCACCCGAGACAGGGGTCCACTCCGTCAGAAGGACGGTGCCGGTGTATTTGGGGTTCGTCGCCGAAACAGCCGTGCCCGCCGGAAGAATCTCGAACGAAGCCGTGCCACCGACAAGGCCGTTCAGAGTGTCGTCAACAGACGCGGACGCGAAATCCTGGTGAAAGTCAAGCGACAGGGTGTTGTTGGCAAGACCGCCGGTACGGGTCCGTGCGGTGTCGCCGAAGGCCGTCGTCTCGACCTCCTCAACCTCCTGAGAAAGCTCAACAGACGCGACGTGGTCGGAAAGGTCAACAGCGTTGATCTTGACCACCGCGTTCGTCAGAACGATGCGGGCCATGTGCTAGTCCTCCTGCCCCGTATCGGGGGTCGGTTCCGGCGCAACCGCCGGTGTCTTCTTGGTTGTCGCCTTCACCGGAGACAGGTGATTTCCTGCCACCAGCGCTGCAATGTTACACCCTGCAAGGTCCGCATCGTTCAGGACTGTGCCAGCCGCCCAAGGCAGCCGGTCAGACTTGACCTTCCAACTCATGCGTAAACCTCCACAACGAACTCCACGCCGAGAAAGAGCGTCTCCCCATAAAGTACCTGCCCGTAACTGCGAACGTCTGTCACACGGCTGGTCTGCGCTGCGCCGTTCAGGGTCGGGTCGGCGAACAGCGCCTCCTTTACCGAGTTGTCCCCGACGATGTACGGGTCAATGTTGTTCTGCGCCGCACGGTCGTCTGCCCGCGACACGAGAAGCTGAATGAGAAAAATGTAACGGTCGATGCCCCGGCGGGACGTAAGGTCATACTCGATCCGCTCAGGGATGACCATCGCCACAGGCGGTCGCGGATCGTCAAGCATCGTCGCAGACGACCGCAGCCCAGGAATCGTCGCAAGCCGCGTAGCAATTCCCTGACGGATGTCGGTGACCGAAGCCATCAGAACCTCAGACGGCGGAACGGGTTGAGCAGCATCGCAACATCAGGGTCGACCTTGAACGAAACGCGCATCGCACCCATCTCACCGAACCCTGCGACACCAAGAGGAGAGTCGAGACGGGCGAACAGGCGCGAAGCCTGCATCAGCGTCGCCTGCTCAACAGCGGCAGGAACGGCAGGCCATCCGTAGGTTGCCTCGACACGGACCGTCTTCCGCCCATACTCGATAGGCCAGTAGCCGTCCTCAATCGGAACGATGGACGTGTACGGCCAGTCCAGCCCCGACACCTCAGAGTTCACCGGCTCAAGCTGGTAGTCCACGCCCGCAACAAGGGTTGTGGCGAACGAACCATCAAGGTCGTCGTCAATCTTGACAGATACCACGGCGGTGGCATCAAGGATCGGAAGGCGCTCCATCAGACCGGACGGGATGTAGTCCTTCGTCGCGGTGCCGGACGCTACGGCGAAATCTCGCTGGCAATGGCCGTCTACGAACCGTGACGCAGCGTCAATCGCGTTGGTCAGCAGCGTGTCGTCAACGCTGTCCGTAATTCGCAGCGCAGCCTTGAGCTGGTCAACGGTGCAGTAGTTAGCCATCAGGCACCTCCGGGCCGCATCAGTCTACGCTAGTCTGCACGCATGGCCCACATTCAGCAGCGAGAGTACCTCGCAGACCTGTCACGACGGTTCCCCGACATGTTCTCGGGCGTCAGCGTCATAGAAATCGGCAGCCTAAACATAAACGGCACCGTCCGAGACTTCTTCCAAACGCCCCACTACCTCGGGGTGGACGTTGGACCCGGACCGGGCGTAGACGTGGTCGCCAACGGCGAGGACATTGACGTGCCGGACGAAATGTTCGACGTGGCGATCAGCGCCGAATGTTTTGAGCACAACCCGGAATGGGCCGCCACCTTTGCGAACATGCACCGGCTGGCCGCCAAATACGTCGTGTTCACCTGCGCCAGCGACGGACGGCCCGAGCACGGCACCCGCCGGTCATCTCCCAACTCGTCACCGCTCACACTTGAATGGGACTACTACCGGAACCTGAACGAGCAGGATTTCCGCGATCAGTTCGACCTTGACAGCATGTTCGCCGAATACGAGTTTCGGTACAACCCGGTTTCGCACGACCTCTACTTTTACGGAATCAAGCGCTGACCCAGCCCTGAGCACGCCACCTGTACGGGTCAAACCCGCGTCGCTCTCCCGAGCGGTACAGCCTTTCGTTCTCAGCAAACGACCCGCGACGATCCCAATTCATACCTGGCGTCTTCAGCGTAGAAGAATTGTCGTGTCCGACGGAGGGACCGAACAGCCGCTCGACATGTCCTTCCGTCATCCGTCGCTCATACTCCGTGTCCTCAAAATAGGCCGGGAAATAGCCCTCATCAAACAGGCCCAACTTGGACACCACACCCATGCCGATGGTGAACGCACACCAATGAGGCCACGTCTCGGACACGACCAGCCGGTCCTCGCCGGACATTTCCGCCATCCGGTCCATCGCACCTTCCGGCCACCACATGTCGTCCGAAGCAATCATCACGAACGGGTCACGGTGCGCCATCTTGATAGCAAGATTCCACGACGCAGCAACACCTAAGTTCGACGGCATGACAAGCAGAGTGGACTCTGTCCACGGCCCGTCAGGAAGGTCCACGCCCCGGCCCGAGTTGTCGATGACAACAAGATGGTCGACCTTGCCGTCCACCGACGCAAGCATCCGCTGAAGAAGGTCGTGGCGGGTCAGCGTCGGGACTACAAGCATCATCTTTCAGAATCCAGCAGCGGCACCCAGCCCTCAGAAAACACCTTGTCTGCCGCATAACCGGACGCGAACTCGACAGCCGCATCCGAATGGCCTCCGCCCTTCTGATACGCCCACTCCAGCCCATCCACAATGGAACCGACAATCGGAGTGGCGAACCATTGGGCCTGCGTCGGATTCCACGACGGCTGCACCTCGACCGCTACGCCATCACCGACAAGCTCGGGCTGCGCCGAAAAGTTTGACACGACGACACGGGTGCCGCACGCCTGCGCCTCCAGCACCGTCAGCCCGAACCCCTCACCCATCGTCGCAGCGAGCAGCACGTCCGTCCGCGTCATAATCTGCGCCATCCTCTCATCCGGCACCCCAAGACGATGGTCATACTGGTCAGCAAACACAATCTGACTGTTCGGGATGCCACAAGCCTGAATCAGCGCGATCAGGTCGATACCGATGGGCGACTTGATGTCCGTATGCATGTAGAGAAGCGCGTCAGGATGATCCTTCGCAAAGATGGAAAACGCCAGCAGGTTCTCCCCCCACGCCTTCCGATTCGGCATCACACCCTTGTTCGCGTTGATAGCAGACACGACAAACCTGCCGGGAAACGGGTCTTCCTCCATCGGCGTAGGCTTCCAATGCCTCTCCAAAGCGTGCGGAATGTAGACAGACTCCACATCCGCACGGTCAAACGCAGCCTTCCCGTGCTGCGACATTGCGATAGGCAGCACGTTCTCACGCTTCGACCATGCCAGCACCTGCGGTGGCACGCCCATGTGGTCTACCGGCGTCCACGACCAAATCTTGTCCAGCTCGGCAAGACGCGGATTGTTCAGCACCCACACGTCACACAGCGTCACCATCCGCAGAGGCAGGTCGGACTCGGCCTTCACCGATCCGTAGTGCGGCAGGATGATGTCATTCGACCAAGCGTCGAACCCTTGCGGGAGGACGCGGATGCCGTTCCACTTGCCCTCGCCCATCTGCTGATTGAAATTCGCGTGAACCACAACATCGTGGCCGCGCTTCTTCAGACGGCGGACGACCTGAGCGGTCTGAGTCCCATACCCCGTAGGCACACCAGGATGGTTTGAGTACCAAAAGATGCGGGGCGAACGGTTCTTTCCCATTACG